CCGGTATATATTACTTATTATGGTGACAGCATTACATACGGCGCACAATCAACTCTTTCTCTGGGGATAGAGCCGAAACAGCCGGGATACACGGATCTGGTAGACGCCTACCTCTCGTGTCGTTATCCAGGAAAAATATATACGAGGAATAACTCGAAAGGCGGCTGGACATCATCCAGGGCCGCGCAGCATGCTGCACAAGCACTGTCCGGGCACCCTTCCGATATTGTCGTTATAGCGTTTGGTATCAATGATGCAAGCGTCCCTACACGTCCAGAGCCCTGGGAGTATGCCGATAATATTCAACGCATCATTTCTCAGGCAAGGCTGAAAAACCCAGAAGCCGAAGTGTTGCTTGTTTCCGGGTGGTCAGCAAACGAGCAATGGAAACCGTTTGACGTAGTGGCGTTTAATAACTACACCGCTGTTTTGCGGTACATACATAGCACTACTCCGGGCGTCCGGCTGGTTGATGTAACCAGCCTATCTTCAAATATATTAGAGAGAAAGAGCTTTTACGACATTACCAGCAATGGCGTTAACCACCCCAACGACTTTATTTACTTGATGTATGCCCAAGCCGTCATAAGAGGGATGCTAGGAAACGACGCAATCAACACATCGATCCCATGCTTAGAAAGTGACCCCACTCACCCCGACAGCCTCACTCTCGCTACACCAGCGCTATGATTTGCTTACCTGCAGCCAATGCTGTCCCTCGCATTTGAAATAAATCACCCTGCCTGATAAAAACGCACGGCTCAGATACTGACCCCGTCGGGGTATACGCGATCGCGGGGATATGCGAATTAGTCACCAGCCCTCGCAGATCCAGATTCATTTCACCAGCAGTTCCGGTGAGCGTAATAATGAGTGATGCCGAGGCGGTTCCATTTTCATCAACAGACACATTGCCAACAACCGACGAAACGACCCCCGTATTCCAGGAGAAGTACGCTTGGTTATATGTAAAAATAGTGTCCTTCCGGCAATACCTGGCGAGGATTGCCTGCGATATCGCCTGTGCGTATTTTTGATTTGCAACAGATGTCTGATGGATGTTGTCCCGCAGCAGCGGGTCAACATCCCCGCCCAATAGCCCACGTCTCGGGGGAGGGAGCAGGCGGGTTATGGGGACATATATACCGCCAGCCGCAGTTACCTCATGCTCAATAATCGACCGCACAATCGCCCCCTTGTCTGGGTTCTGGGCATCCTGCCCTGTGCCATCCGATCTGGTGTACCAGACCCACGGCTCGACCCAGATGAGCAACCGGCCCTCACTCGCCACATAATTAATGATGTCTCGCGCTCTGCCCCTTATGTGCGCCTCACTCGGAGCGGCTTGCGCGTCGTTCGTGCCAGCGCAGACGATAACGCAGTTCGCGCTGCCGAACCCCTTTACCTGCATGTCCGCGTACACCTGGGCCATCCCGTAACCGCCGACCGCATTATTGACAAAGTTTGTCGAATAGGCGCCGAGAGAACCAAAAACTTCCGGCAGGTATTTGTCCCAGCTAAATGACAGTGGCGCTGCTGTGCTATCACCGTATATGCTCACTGTTGTGAGGTTAGGCATTCTGCCCAGCCGAGACTGATCAATATGCAGCCCAAATACTGTTTTTGGTGTCGTTGAATTGTATACAACGAATCCGACAGCCAATATATTTCCAACGAATATTGTGGGGATTGTCAGGCGCGCACCATTCGACAGAATGGCCACGCTAGTCTGGTTCAGTACATCGATGGATAGCCCGGTTTTTGACGAGTCGTATGCGATGTTTGTGTCGTCAATCGATTGGATGTTCCGTGTCTGCACTACGCCAGAGCCGTCTGAGTTGTTGATTGTGAGTGTGTATCCGACTCGGTCGTTCGATGGGGCGTATAGCACTGCCGTGTACTGGTCTCCAACAATTGCCACGCCCTTCACTAGATCGTCATCGTAGATCAGGCCGCTCACACAATCAAAAGGACGAACACGCGTAAATACGCCGGAGAACGTTAAGGCGCTCCCCGTGAATGACACCTTTCCATCAGGGTCTGGCGTGATGTTCGCGCCTTTTGAAAATATCCCGGAGGGCCAAGCTACACTCCCTTCGAATATAGTGCGGCTGTTTGTCCTATTGATCCTGTAATCATCCAGTCTCTCGACGAGCGGCGAAAGATTCCTGTCCGAAAAATCTCCTCTTTTTTTGAGCACATTTTGCAGCCGCCCTGAGCCATTGACAATTTTGATGTCATTGCCAAAAGTGAATTCCATTGCGCCAGATATTTCAAGGGTGGTGGCACCAGAGCGCATAGACTCAAACTCGACGCCCGCAAATAGGCCGGCAGGTATCGAATTAAGAATGTAATGTCCCGGCGGAAACACCAACTTTTCTGGCATAGTCCCCGTGAATAAGCCAGTTTGACTAACGGGTACATCAGGAAAAACGCCGTAATAGCGAACGTCCAGCCATCCTCGATACCAGTCTTTTTGGGTGAATGTGCGAAATGCGCCGCCAATCGTATCAGCGCCATAGCCCACGGACTCGTCATATCCGACCATCGCCGCCCCGTTCGCCGGATCTGTCGTGTCGGCCAGTTGCTGTCTCAGAACCTGATCACCAACCGCAACAAACTGATCCCCTTCTTCCTCCCAGTCCCCCGTCGTCGTATACGGCAGATCAAGATTGGCTCCAGGCCGATACAGTTCAAACTGTCCAGGCGCAACCTCTCGGCGGAAAACCTGATTTCTCGCCGTAATCTCAATCCCCGGCCCGTACTCGCCGATGTCCTGATAGCCAGAGTTGACGAGAAAATCCTGAAAGTCCTGTTCCATTCCCCAAAAAGTGCGGCGCGGAACACCGAAGCGATCTTCCCAGGCGCGAGTCGTCCGGTCATTGACAGCATGGTCCAGATTTTGCGCATTGTCGAACAGATCCTGGACGGCGGTTGATCCGAGCGGGTTTCCGGTTTTGAAGGTCGTCATATCTCAGCCCATAAAAAACCGCCCGAAGGCGGATTGGTAAATCGATTTGTTCAGTTCGGCGGAAAATTGTTGTCGTCAGCGTAGATACGGTTGTCGTGGTTGACTGCTGTTACCGATGCGGATTCCGTGCCGTTCGGTGTAACTTGCTTGATGAGCGCCGGGAATGTCCATCGTTCGGATGTGCCAAAATAAACATGCGGCAATTCTTGTTTGAGCGTCACGACAGGCCACGGCTTCGGAATATCCGCAATCAGCGTGTATTCATCCGGTCCTGGAGACGCTGACCACGGCCCCGCAAGCGCTCCGTCAGGCCGTCTGTAGCCAACAATGTGGTTCTGCCCTTCCTCCCAGCGCAGAGGCTCACTGACATGCAGCAGCGCTCCATCTGGATGATCTTCAATGCGCTCAAGCAACATCGACTGCCCATATCCTGGGATGTCGTCGAACAGCGCCACGTAGCTCCCGTATTCGCTGTTGAACGCATCCATTTCCGTGCCGAATGCATATTCCCAGCGCTGGTACTCGATCTCACGCGCCCGACGCATACCGATTCGCCACGCTCTGGTGCGATCAGTGACGCCATCGAGGGTCAGCTTTTCCAGCTTCAAACGCTGGCTACCCGGAAGCGAACAGATGACGGTTTTCTGCGTCCACGTTTCAGCGTCCGTGTATTCGACTTCGACGCCATCGGGATCGTCGTGACGCTTGGACCGGAATGTCCGACGCAGCGGGCCAGTCATGTTTTGCGGCGAATAGGACTGCTCGAATGTACTGCGCGCGCCATCGCGCACTGGCCTGATCTGTCCGTCAGCAACGGTAAGCTCGGCCATGCCGGCCTGCAGCACGGCATCCAGCGCTGCCTTGACGGTCGTCAGATCGAACACGTAGTCGAATGTCTCTCCCCTACTCACCCACAGGTTATGCAGGCGCAGCAGCTCGTCCATGTCGATGTTTTCGTCTGTGTATCCGATGCTGAGCGCGATATGGCGCGCAAACGCCGATATGTCCCGCGTTGGCTGCGGAGCGCTCCATGTGCCATCGGGCTGCAGCGTCGGCAGGATGCGAGTCGCCACGACGTTGATCTGATTCTCAGACTGTGCCGCGATCCGTCCTCCGGAGCGCAGTCGGATAGACATCGTCGTCCAGTTCGGATAGCTGGTGCGCGTCGGCAATCGGCACTTGAGCCCGTACCAGTGAATCGTGTCCTGCACCTGCGTCGATGTAGACGACGCGCCAACGCGACGAGAGCGGCAGGCGGTTCTGGCGGCCGCAATGTTGATGCGCTCCGTAAAACCGATCTGGTCTAGCGTGCGCTGAGTGTAGGTTCGCTGAACAGTCACACGCGGTCCGCCAGCAAGATTCCGATGCTGGAACTCGACGCCGACTGTTCGGTTTTGCAGTGCGCCCTCGTCGCTGATGTAAGCCAAGCCACCGGGGAAGAAAAAATCAAACTCAAGCGTGCTAGTTGTCTCGTTTCCGGGAGTCGCTACGAATTCGCTCGTCCACTCTCCGTAAACTGTGCCACCAGCGAAAACCACACGCGACCCAGATACCGCTCCAGCTTGGAATCCTCCGGGCGATACGGTCAAATCCTGTTCGCCATACGTGATCACGGTGCGAGGGATTTCGGCACCGAAAATCATCGTCTGCGTGCCTGGTGTCAGCACGACAGGACTTCCCCCGTCATCCTCAAGGCGAATAGCATAGACGCCGCCACCCTGATCCACGGCGGATCGGACTGTATAGGTGGTGGTGGAGCCAATCGCTCCGATGCCGACTGTAGACAAAGGAAGCGCGTGCCCGAAGTATCCAGTTATCTCACTGATGTTGTAGCCAAAGCCCCCATCAGGAACATGAACGGTCGAGACACTGTACTGGCGCGGATATTCGACATTGACGATTGTTCCGCTGCCCCAGCCGGTAGGAAAATCTCCGGTTGGACGTGATATTTCGTCACCATCGAAATCGTAGGATGCGGGTTGTGTATTCTCGCGGTTAGCAAGCTCCGTCGATAGCTCAAGGCCCGCAGTGCCGGACGATGTTCCGCCCACCTCATCAACTGTGTGCCAGTGCTCATGCGTAGACACGCCAGACAGATTCGCCCCAGGCGCGAATATTTGGTAGTGACCATCAGCGCCAAGTGCCGAAAACGGCGTCTCACCGACCTTTACATCAGCAGCGTGGATTTGATAATGACCAGGGCCGATGCAGGCGTGGAACTCCAGCCACTGCTCTCGCGGATTCGCAAAATGGCGGCGTGGTGGCGTCAGGTAGTCAGGGAATCGGCGAAAGCGGCCAGCAAGCTCTGGCACCGCATCGCCCAATTTGGCCTGGTTCGCCTTGGCCTGGGAGGTCTCAAGCTGCCGGCCCTGCCCTGGCGAGTTGTAGTCACGGGCGCCACCGCCGCCAGGCATGAGCCACCCAAAGACGGCGTTGAATATTTTGCCCAGGATGTTTCCCAGGCCCTTGAAAATCCCGCCGTTCGGGATCAGGCGAATCTCTACATCATCCTTGGCCGACAGATAGGTATCTGCCCATCGATCAACCGGCAGTGGATCCCCGTTGACTGACACGGCAACAGGCTGCGTTTCGTGCGCGGCGTAGTCGATTCCCTTGGACGTAAAAAAACCGGCTAGGGTGCCGGTCCATTCGTGCGTCTCTATGGGTTCGCCTGGGAGCAGGCTAGGATAAATGCGTATCGTCATAGAAAATGACCCGCGTATAGCGGGCCTCAAAAACGTTGATTCGGGTCAGCGACGGGCCTATGCCCTCGTCTGTCTCAAGTATCCAGAGCCTGCCGTCTGACTCCACGACGATGCCAACATGGACGCAAAGCCTTGCTCGCCAGGCCGTGGCGATTGCGCCTGGCCTCGGCTCGACCTCGACGAATCCGCCATCCTGCCGAACCTCAATGGTTGCCGCCGTCAAGCTGCGCTTGTCCATTGGGTCGATACCGTCGAATGCTGGCAGCAGTTCACGCCCGAACAGATCGGCCCTGGCCAGCCGAACCAGCCCCCAGCAATCCAGATCCGGCGCGATGCGTCCGTATTTGACGTATCGGGCTCCTAGAAAGTCATCCAGCGTCATAGATACTGGATTCCGGGAGCGGTTTCGGCCGTGTATCTCTCTCGGGGCCATGCCGAGTTCAGAATGTCGTAGTAGCTGCCCTCAAATGTCGCACCCGACCCTTCGAACGCCCCGCCCACAATCGTCATGACATAAGGACGGCGCGCCGGCGCTGTGATGTCGCTCAGAAGGTACTCACGAAATACCATCGTGGACACCTCTGCGGACTCTAGCGCCGCATCAACATACCTCTGAGCAATACCGTTTACGCCAGATACACCGAATCTCAGCGTCTGCTGCCCCGTCGTGTTCTTGGCAGGCAGCGCCACGGATAGCGGCCCGGCTTCAAAAAACTGCGGGACGCCATCGACGTACAGCCAGCGGTCCTCGTACCCGTTGCAGATGCGCAGCGGCTCCATGCCGGGGACGCGAATTTCGAGCGTCGGAATGAGAATCTCGTCAGTCGGCGCCGATGCATAGACAGTTTTCAGGATCGTCATGGCGCCTCCGGCCATTCCCGATTCATGGCGACGTCAAACAAACTCGCATTGATCAGGTAATCCGGCAGCAGGCCCCAGCCTGGCGGCATGAGCGGGCGCTCGAATATTTCAAGTACGGATGTGATGCGCCACAGTCCTTTTCCAACAAGCGTTGGTCCCTGATACATTTGAGTGAATCGACAGACGTACTCCTGCTCTCCAATCGGGGTCTTGAGCGGCATATTGAACCACTCGGCGCCGTCGTGAAGCGCATCACGGAACCATGCCTCAAATGCAGCGCAATAAGTATCTCCGGGGAAAATCCAGGACACGTTCGCCATTGTCGGTACGCTGCTGAATCTCCTGCGTTGACGAGCCCTGCCGCTATCCATTTCTGTCCGGACAAACGGCTGCACATGATTCAGGTCGTACCCATCACGAAGGGCGCACGGCAGGCCCTCCGGATAGGTTATGTCTGTGTAAATCACCGCCCCACCCTCCGAAGGCCAAATGCCTGCTGCATCGCTCTGGACCGCCTTCCGTCACCGAAGATATCGGCGACAAAAATATCGGCCTCTTCGTCACCGTCCTCTGTGGTGCGCCGGTCAACCTGTCCCGCCCGATCAGGGTTCTCGATGAGGTTTACGGTCAATCCGCCCTGCGGGCGACTCAGAAGATTTGCCGTATCAACCCGACTAGTGACGCGCGCTGGCCCTTCGATAATTTCAGGACCTAGCTCTCCAGCAATCCCCCATTTTCCAGCGGGAATAACCCCGCCTTCATCAAACAGACCGGCGAACGCTAGCCCTTGGGCAATGCCAACGGTAGATACCAGCCCGGCAGTTGCTGGCGCGGCATTCGCGCCGAACGACGCCAGCGAAGCCAACGCGGCGGCGGGAGCGTAGGCTGCTGCCATCGCAGTGCCAGTCGCTACCGCCATTGCCGTACTGGCTGTCGCCATTGTTTGCCCGAGAATGGCGTTGGCGGCCATTTGTAAGCCCATTCGGACAAGCATGCGAATCAATTCTTCGCCGATCCCTCGGACCAAATTCTCTAGATCAAGCTCGCCGGTCATGATGAAATTGACCAGCGCATCTTCTGCATTCCGAAAGGCGTTTGTGAATAAATCATCAACCTGCTGAGACACATTTGAAACGTTGTCTACGTAGTTCTGTAGAGAGCGGTTCATGCCGTTCAGCCAGGACGACTCGGCCTCACGTTTTCTCATCGCCCCGTCTTGCAGTATCCCAATCTGCCGTTCCTCTGCGTCCTGTAGCGCAGCGATGCGAGCCTCGTACTGCTCTTGGCTCAACCGAGTAGATTCGACCTGCTGCGCTTCCTCCAATTGTCGGCGCCGCTCGGCGTACTCCTGCCGGACGGCAAGCTCACGCTCCATTTCTTCGCGCTGCCGATCCCCCATGCCGATACCGGCGATTTCGATATCCTGCTGCTGCTGGAATACCTCAAGCTCACGGTTGATCGCCGCGATGTAGCGGGACGATTCGGCGGCCTGGTCAATCGCAGTCTTGGCCTCTTTCCATGCTTGGATCTGGTCATAGAGTGCAAGCGCCCTGGCGCGGTCTGTCTCGGCGCCTTTGGCGGTCTCGATGCGATACCGTCCCGCCTGGGTCTCGGTCATGCCGAGCGTAGCGCGCTGCTGGTCAAGCTGATTGATTAGGTTTTGGAGTTCGCTGGCTTGGTTTTTTGTTGTTCTGCCACCACCACTCGGACTTACTCCTATTGCTGGAAGTTGTTCAGGGCGCGGCATCGGACCGACGAAGCCGGCCGCGAACCTCTGCTTATCGAAGGCCTTTTGCATGGCCTGCTCAGCGGCATTACCTTGATAGTTCCAAAGGTCTATATATGCCTGATTGGCATCTTCGACGATCTTGTTACGGCTCTCAAGAATATGTTGATACTCTTGATTGCGCCGCTCCGCTTCTTCCGGATTGAATAAGGCCGCTATTCCGGTATTATCGATTGCCATTCTGGCTGCGAACAATTCAATATCCGCAACAACAGAGCGAACGCTACCAGACAGAGCCGATAAGGCCTTTGCGACGCCTACAGCAACATCCAGGAATCGTGCAAGACCGATGGCACCAGCCTCAATCCACTCTGGCAAAGACGTATCAGAAGACAGCTTTCTAGCTTCATCGAGCACGCCACCAGTTTCTCGTGCAGCCCGCTCAAGCTCATCCACGAAGTCAGCCAGGACGGGGAAAACCTGGTTTCCGATCTGGATACCAACGCCACGCAGCGAAGCGCTCATCCTGTCCAGGTTACTCTGGAACCTCGCTGCCGCCTCGGCTGCCTTGGTGTCAATCACGACGCCCAGCCGCTCGGCCTCTTTGACAAACTTTTGGATCTCCTCTCTGCCTTCGGAGAGCGCACTGACCAGCGGCATGCCTTCCGTGTCGAAGATCGCCATCGTCGCCCGCAAACGAGATCCCTGATCCGACGCCCCTTTGATAGCATCGGCAACACGATAGAACTGCTCTTCCACCGAAAGACCGGCAAGCTCCTTGGCGCTCACACCAAGGCCTTCAAGCGCTTTTTTGGCTGCTCCAGAACCCTCTGCGGCTTCTGCAATGCGGCGCGTCATCCGGCGCAACGACATGTCGAACGTCGAATCGGATACGTTCGAGAACTGTTGCGCCGCGTATCGCAAGCCGGTCAGTGCCTCGGTCGTCGTACCAATCTGCTGCGCCATCTTCAGAGTGGCATCCATCGACTTGGTCATATTGTTGACCCAAGCACCCACAGCACCCGCAATAGCTACTCCAGCCGTCGCGACGCCGATTCGAATACGATCAAAGGCCTTATCAACGCGCTGCAGTCGCCGCTCGATTTCCCTGGACCCACGCTCGGCCGAGCGTTCGGCGCGACTCATGCCCTGCTCGAATCCGCCTGTCTTTGCGATCAGGTCGATCGTCAGAGTTCCAAGGCTCTTGCTAGCCATCTCAATTTCCCATTAAAAAAGTCGCCGAAGCGGGTTGGGTTTCATCTTTTCACCGCCGGCGCTTCCATATCAGCTTCTTCCGCCCGTCCTTGCGCTTGCCGCTCCACAGCGATGACAGCAACGCCGCGACATCCTCCGGACTCCCATCGGAATCGTCTCCGCCACCAGGCAAAAAGTCCTCTATCTTCGCCTTGCGCCCGCCCTGATAGCCGCCGTTGACGTTGACCAGGATTGATGCCAGCAGGGCAAACCCGCGCTGAACCTCCGGGATCGTGCCGCTCGTCTGGCTGGCGTATCCGTGTTTCTTGAAATACGCCGCCCAGCGCAGCACTTCGGGGTAGGTCATGCGAGATTTTGCCTCGCCAACCGTCATCCCAAGAGCCAGGGCTATTTCGTGCCAGAACTCTTCCTCTGGCCCGAGCTCGACTTTCCCACTTCACCCGGCTCGGTGCCGTTGACTTCGTTGAAAGCGTTGATCAACTGCGTGATCAGTTCCGGGGCCAGCCGGTCGGCCTGCGCTTGGGTCAACTTGGTTTCGCCGCCGTCGAACAGAATGCCCTCGGCGATCAGGCCGACAGTAACCGAACGGGATGAGCGGGTCACGTCCTCGATCTTCTTGAACGGCAGCCGCAGGACATGGATGGTGTACTTGGCTGGCACACGCTCGCCGTCAACAACCTCGTACCAGTCGATTTCCTTCTCGACCGGGGTTTCCGACACTAGACCGCCAGTGGATTCCAGGGCAGCGATTTGCAATGCTTTGGACATTCATATCCCCAATGAAAATGCCGCCCCTCTCCGGGCGGCGTGTTGGTTACGACTGTTCTTCGGCGGGGATCAGCTGCGGCTCGCCAGAGACTTGCACGCTAATGTTCGACTGAACCACGCTGTTCTGCGCGAACGAGAACGGGAATGCGGACATGTAGCCTTCGAACACGATCCATGCGCGAGTGTCCGGCAGCACGAACACGTAATCGCCGCTGCTGTCCTGCTCGACGGTCGGCGCGTCTCCCGGAACGACCGGCTCGCCGTTGACGGTCTGCCGGAAGCCGACAGCCCACGCCAAGGTCGTACCAGCCACCTTCAGTTGATGCAGGCGAACATGGTTCGGGTCTTGCGGGTCGGTGTAGATTGTGAACGTCGCGGTGCCTGGGGTTGCCAGACCGGCCTCATACGTCCGCGCCAGCGCGTTCAGGCAGGTCGTCTCGATCTGCTCGATGGTAGTGTCGATACCGTCGATTGCCGTTACGCAACCGACATCAATCAGTTCACCTGTTTCTGGGACCATGGCCCAGAAGCCCGTCCCTTGTGTTTTGACAGCCATAATTGAAATCTCCTTGCCTGTGCAGGCACAAAAAACCCGCAAACGCGGGCAAAGAAAAGCCGCCCGAATGAAGGCGGCTATTTGTTTGTGGGCGTATTACCTATCCGCCCACCAATCCAAATCGAATGAAGTTCGATACGCCCCTGTCTCGGCGTCCCTGCTATCCCCGCGCCAAGACATGATATGCGCGTAGGGCTCGAAGGCATCGCGCAGCGCCTGGGCGCCACTGCGGGCCTGTGTTGCGCTTGTTGCGTACACATCAATCTGTGTCGTGAAACTGTCAATATCCGGCAGGTCGTTGATGTAGTTTTCCGGCGCGCCGGCCACCACCTGCCAGACCGCATACGGGTACTGAACGTTTTGCGGGGCCATGCCGAACATGTAGACGCGCAGCGGATTGGTGCCGAGAACCGCTTTCACGGCGGCGCTCGCGTTCGCTCTGTCAAAGACTGGCGGATACATTACGTTTTCCTCAGCTTTTCAACTTCTTTATCAATCTCTTTGGGCAGCGCTGTTGCGATGGCATTAAAAACTTCGCTCGCGCTGGACGCTGCGGCAGGCCTTAAAAAAGGCTGTGCCTTATGGCGCTCAGTACCAAACTCTTGAAGGTGCCAGTGCGGTGTGTTGCCTTTCTTGCCTGCGTCCGGGTTTCCCTTCGGAATCCGCCCGCGCAGCGACAGCACACCCACGCTGATCATCGTGTCGCCAGTGCGTCGAAAATATCGCCCTCGGAACCGCTGGCCGATGTTGTCGGCAATGCGGCGTCCGGTTTCCGGGTCATCAATACGCAGCGCATTTTCTTTCGCCTTCTTGCGAATAATCGCCGCGCCTTTACCTGTTGCCCTGCGAACAGCGGATCGCCGTACCTTGAGCGGCAATTCCTTCAGGTTTTTCAGCACTTGATCCAGCCCTTCCATCACAACCTCCAGTTCTTCATCACCCTTGGTCTATTTCCGGCTTCTCATCGATCATCAATTCTCGGCCATGCCATCCCGCATACGCCGCCTGTAAATCCTTGTCACCCGACACCCCCCATGCCCGCTCAATCATCGTGGCCCAGTTCCGATGTTTCGCTCGATGCGCCGCTCCCTTTCGATACAGGTCACGGTAGTACTGTTCATAGTCGTGACGGCCAGTGACGAGTGATGAAAGCCGCCAGCCCGGATGGTCCGCACACAGCCGCGCCTCGACGCGCTGCACACCATCGCGAATTGAGGGCAACAATTTCGGTATCGCAGACGTTCGATAAGCCCTCACGCCGCCCCGGCGCACACCACCGAACAACTTGTCATCCATGTGGCCCAGTATCTGCCAACCCGAAAACACCTTCACTTCTTCGCTGATCTTCTCGCGATAATCTGGGGCAATCAACACATCAGCATCAACAGTCACCAGCCACTCGGAACCGCTTTCCAGGCCAATCCGAAAGCACTCCCGAACCGCATCCGCGAAGGGCGACACACGGATGATGTGCGTGTTTTCAAATTGGCTCTTGACCAACCTTTCACACACAGCCTCAGTACGCTCGCCCTGGCTTCGGATGACTACTACGGCATCTATCATCGCCAATGCTTCCTAACCCAAGGCAGCCGCGACTGCCATGGTTTTATTGAGCCGTTGAACTGAATCAAGCAGGCATCCTTGGGCAGTGGTTTGTTTTTCAAATCCCTGATGCTGTAAATTCCAGCACTGTGCGGCCACAGATCCACCTCGCCGCAAAGCTTATGGCTGATCCATGCCTGATCACTACCTCGAAACCCTGCTGCCCTCGCCTCCTTGATCGACTCGTGACCATTGAAGTCATCAAACACTTCGGTATGGCTTCCCGGAGTCATCAGATACATGCCGCCACCCAATCTAGGGCCGTGCCCCCAGGTCTGGCGAGGCATCCAGCCGACGAACGGGGCGGTGTGGCTGAAAAGATGGTCAATGCTGCCTGTCAGCACCATGTCCACATCAACCAGCATCACCCGATCGCCCAGACAACGAGCCTCATCCGAGAACATCCACAGTCGCCGGTAGCAGCTGGGGAAGTTGGGCGCTTCCGGTGTCCGGTACTCACCCAGGGCGCGCGCCGCTTCGGGCATAGGCATTACCTCGACACCCTCGCCAAAGTCGCCATCCATGTCCGTGATGCAGACGAATCGGTGCGGGATCGATAGGTGACGGCGGAACATCGAGGCCAGCACGGCGACATGGCCGGGGGCGTAGGGACGATTACCCTTCCACAACCATGTGACTATCGTGATGTTCTGCAAGTACGCTCTCCAAATCCCGAACCGGGAAGCAGGTTAATTCTGTGTGTCTGCTGCAATTGATAACTTCGCATTTCTTGGTCTTCGCCAGCGTCGCCACTGTCTTAAACTGGCCGTGCCACTTCCTCACTTTCGCCGCATCGGGATTCTTCGTTAGTTCGTGTGGGCCGTGCCAATGGATGCCGCCCTGCAAGCTGCAATCAAATCCAATCAGGATGATTCGAGATGCGCCGCGTTCGATGGCGTGCTGAATCGCCCTCATGCCGCTGTTGTAGCCACCGTAAGCTTGGTGATGGTTGATTCTGTGTTTCGCGGCAGCCTGCCTTGAGCACGTCCACTTTTCGGCTGGTATATCCACTTCGTGACCGTAGGCATCCCACCAGCAGGCATCGCCTGCGTAGACAGCATCAGCGAAACGAGCCATCTTCCAACTACTGTTAACCGCAATCGTCGAAAGCCCTGCAGCGCGCACGAGATCGCAGTCGGACTGCGTCAGGCTAGGACCAGATGCAATAATCGCAACCGCCTGGCCCTTCCAGCGATTACTGTCCATCGATGGACACGCCCTCACTACAAACCAGCGTTAGGTATTCCAATCCAGAATCCTTGTCGGCCAGAATGCCCTCAATGTTGTAAATCACGTCTTTGCCGCGCTTTTTGTGGACGATCCGCATCGACGCATCAATGCCATCGACATAGCGAATCGTGATCCGCGCCGTAACTTTGGATTGCGCCGCTTGGGCCGCAACGAACTCGCGCGCGCTCACAGGCTCAATCGCTGCCCAGCATTCGTGTATTGACGCCCAATCGCGCTTCTCTTCGCCGGTCGAGGGGTCCTGTTCGATGAACTGGTATTCTTGGATCGCTATGCGGTGGCGAAGCTTGCCGGCATCTATTGCCATAACGCCCCCGTCACGCCATGGATGGATGACGGAGCGGGTACAACAACGCCACCACCGGACGGGGCAAATAACCGTATCCCCATTGAGTCGGAATCTCGCCGCCTTGCTCGCCCTCTCGGTTCTTGTAAAGCTCGCCTAGCATCAAAAGCACCGCCGCGCGAACCTCGAACAGCACCTCTGGATCACCGTTACTATCCACTGCTACATCGCCATTGCTGTCGCGCTCGTAAGGGCTGGCATCTTTCAGGTAACGACGCACTGCGGCGCTTGCGGCCCGAATCTTTAGTAGCACGTCTGCCTCGTCGGCGTCGGAATCTAGCCGCAGGTGATCAGACGCTTCTTGCAAGGTGACGAGCATCATGTCTCCGACTCCAGTTTGACCGGCGCAGTCTTATCGATACCGTTGCGGCCGTCCTTACCGTCGCGGCCCTTCTTCACAGCCAGTCGCCAGCCGTTCGAACCAGGCTCGCCGGGCTTGCCTTCTGGCGCATCCTTCTGCGCAATCCAGTAGCTGCCGCCCCAGGTCACACCATCGCCAGACTTGTACTCGGAATCGGCCTTGAACACCCCGCGATCAATGACCACCGGGACGCTAACCGACTTGCGAACCTCTGTGCCACTGGACAGCACCGAAACCGCCTCGAAAGTGCGCCCGTCGATCTGCTCGATGCGGTGCTCGGCCAGGCCCTCGACAATGACCTCCCAGCCGCGCATTCCGTGAGTCTGCTCGAAAGCCCGCCACAGCCCGCCCGCGTGCTTGGCGTAGCTGCCACGCGGATAGGATTTCTCCGGGTCGATTGCGGGCAGGATTTCAAGATGGAGCGCATCGCGGCCATCCTCGCCGTCGCGCGGTTCGGGAATCTCGATGGCCGAAACAGCCGCTTTGACCTCATCAACCACAACGGGGCGCAACTCATCGACCGTCACGCTCTTGCCATCCTGCGGGCGGGGCAGCGCTTCAACCTCGCGCTTCACGACCTCCTCAATGATGGGGCGAACATCATCCGGGGTGACGCTTGCGCCATCCTTCGGCGCGGGGATTTCGGCAATGCGCTTGGAAACTAGGTCTTCGAGCAACGGCAGAACATCTTCCGCAGTCACGCTTTTCCCGTCCTCTGGTTGGCGAAGGCTTGCCGCTATATCATTGGCCTGCTTCGTCGCCTCCGCTGCTTCCTGCTTGGCCTGGGCCAGTTCGGCGCGCATGGATTCCGTTGCCGACTTCACCGCCTCGATGGTTGCCAGCTTGATACGGGCATCCACGTCCAACGCCAGGGCCTGCGCAGCTTTCTGCTCGGCAAGCTCAAGGCGGCGCTCATAACCGGAAAACTGGCTCTTGATGTACTTGCCGATGGATTGCAGCAGGCTGCTTCGTTCCTGTTGGTTCATGCTGCTGCGCCCTCTTCTAAATCTGATAAATCCTGCTCTTCCTGTGATGTAGGCTCGCCCGAGAAAGGATCATCCTGCCCGTCTCGCCTGGCCAGTGCGGAAAGCGAGTAGTTCTGTTGTTGCAGGTAGGGCGTCTCGCCGCCATCAACAGGAGGCAGGTTGAACTTGCGCCGGGCATGGTTCGGCTCGAACACGCCAGACCCAACGCCCTCTTTCAGGACGTTCATCTGCGTCTGGCTGTCCATCATCAGCAGAGCCTCCAGGTCGAACCGGAAGCCCTGGCGATCTCCCACTTCAAGGCCATCATTCAGCAATCGCTGGATGTCCGTCAGCAGTCGTTGCAGGCACTGCGAGTAATATTCCTGATTCAGTGCCTGGATGTTGTTGTAGCTGGGCATCGCGCCCACGCCGATCTTGTAGGGCGGGACGTGGTAGACACTGCAAACAACCTCGGCAGTCCAGCGCAATTGCTCGATTAGTTGCGCATCTGCCGCAGCAACGCTCAATGGCTGGAATTTCACACCATCGCCAAGCACCGCAACCTTGCCTGCGTTGTCTGGCCCGCCGTAATTGGCTTCCCAGCGCTCCTTCATCCGCTTTGCGGCATCGTCGCTGATCGCGCCAGGAACGGTGATAATGCCGCCAGGGTTCGAGTTGTTGCCGAAGAACTCAGCGCTGTTGCTCTGGATGTTCCTGCCCTGGATCACAGCCGTAGCGGCGGCATACAGCGGAGACAATCCAACTAGCGGGTGATACAGGCAGTTGTATCGGTCGTGGATGATCTCGGACGCCGGAACAATGATCTGCCCATCCAGCGATCCGTCATCCTGAGTTACTTGTGCCAGTTTGTCGGCATTCAGGCGGTAGTACACATCGCCGCTATCCGAAACCAGTGGGCATACGCGCTCCGGGTGAAGGATGTGCAACTTGACGACTGCGCCAGACGCATCACGCTCTTTCAGCACGTAGGTGTTGCCGCGCGCGCTCTTGGAGATCGACCAGCATTCAAGAAACTGGCTGCGGGTCTGGTAGTTGTTCGGCTTGGCAAGCAGGCGTGTCAGGCGGTTTCCGTCCAGCGGCTTCCAGATGCCATTGGAGTCCAGTTGGTGCAGTTTCAGGCCGAGTTTGGCCGTATCGGACGCGATAAGCGTGATGCAGGCGAACACAGCGTGGAACGCGAGCATGTCCTCTGCGGCGACCTCTTGATTTCGCTGCCACGCGCCCGCGAACGGCTCACGAATGATCGGCCACCAGCCACCGTTACCGCTGGGCGGCGCCAGGGCTTTTCGCCGACCAAACGTTATGCCAAACAGTTTCATTCTTCTGCCTTGAGGTCGCGACGCTTGTATTGACGTTTCTTGGGTGTCGGCTCTGTGGTTTTGTCCGACTCTTCTTTTTTCGGGATCGCCTGCGGCCCTGGGGCGGGCTCGGGCGCGACTACGCGAGTCTTGTAGTAACGGGCATACCCCAAGCCGACCAGGGCCTTAGCAGAGCGGCTGTCGACGGTTCGCACCGAACCACGAACAGCACCAGGCGCGTTCTTTAGGTATTCGATCTTTGCCATAGCGAATACGGGCGAGACCCGAAGGCCCCGCCCTCTCCCGTTAGGATTGAACTTGAGCGCTGTAATCAACACCGCTCACGTAGGCGACTGCCTGTGCGCGGCGCTTAGCCCAGTTGATCTCACGCTCGGCACGGAAGCCAACGCTGTTGGTCTGCCAGAGGCTTACCAATTGCGCAGCAGTAGGCGTTGTGCTGTTGTGAGCCGGGTTGTCCGCCATCTCCAGCGAAGCCTGGTCACTCATATCCACCGAGAACCCGCCCTCGTCACCGAGGTAGATATCGGATGCGTTGGCCAGGATAAGCAGCGAGCCCGTGGAGTCTGTCGGGACATACTCAGTCACGATGACCGGCAGGCCTTGGAAGGTGCCACCAGTAAGCGACAGCTCGGGATACTCGCGCTGGCCCAGCGGATTCTTTCGCATGGAAAGCGCCAAGGCAGTCATGCTGGACATGATGAACACACCGGATGCGGGCGAAAGGTTCGCGGCGATGAAGGAAGCGAACAGTGCCTGCACATCGGCCTCGGGGTCGCCGGTCGAGGAAATCGGCGTCAATCCGTTGGTGATGGAAGCGGGCGACACGCCGAGGACCGCGGCCTTGCCGGGGTTGATGAAGTCCAAGTCAAGACGCTCACGCAATGCAGCCACCAGCTGGTCACGGATGATCGCATCAGCAGAAGGCGAGCTGTTGGCCACGACTTCCTTGGTCACAACCGCAATGTTCGCTACCTTGAGGGGGTCAAGCGTGGTACGGCTGAAGTCGAACTTGGTCAGCGGCTTGGCCTGGCCCTCACCCACCCAGTAACCTGCCCCGCCGGAAGTTTGACCGATCAGGGGTGTGCGGAAGGGAACACTGCGAAGTGCCGGCACGCCATCGGTCCCGAACTTGCCGATCACTGTCATCGGGCGCAGGTACTCGATGAAGTCGGCATACACCGAAGTCTCATCGCCCACCAGATTGCCGGCCCAGGTCGTGTTCGAGGTGCTGCCCGCCGCGACGGCAGCTTTCAGCACATTCTTTACTCGGGGGTCAAGCGACTCGCCGGCGGACTCAGCAATCTGCAGGGCGCCAAAGTAGTTGCCTTGTGCGCGACCAATGCACTTGACCATCTGCGCCAGCGCAATACCGTTCTTGGCGACATTGCGCTCAACCCGGATAGGTGCGCCACCGCGAGATGCGGACGCCCCTTCGAATGACTTGCCATCCTCGCCTTCCACTGGCTTAGCGGAGCTCATGTCCAGCTTGGCGTGATCTTCCAGGCGCTTGATGTGCTTGGCCACCGCTTCGAGCTCGGACTTGAGGGTCTCGTACTGCTCGTCATCTTCGGCACTCATTGTCTCGCCCGCTTCGACGGACTTCTTGAGGAGCTCGTCCATCTCGGTCTTGATTTCATCACGCTTTGCGCGCGCGGATTTGATTTGCTCTTGCAGGTTCATTTTCTTGCCCTCCTTGGGCGTCAATTTGATGGGTTGGGTTTGCTTGGCTGCGGAGACGCCCGCGGGGGATTTGTCGAGACGCACGACGGCCTCGCGCTTGTTGCCGGACGCGGCACGCGATTGGACGTCGAACGACTTGACGGAAGTGATGGATGCTTCGGCGTTGGCCGGAATCGTGACTGCCGATAATTCGTACCAGTCCCACTCCGCGAACTCGACGCCGCCATCATCCAGAAATGCGTATTTGATCGGCCTGAATCCGATGGACAGGCCGCGAACAAGGCCGCTCTTGATAGACTGCCAAGCCTCTTCTAAGCGGCCATGCAACTGACTGGGCGCATCGGCCTTGGCTAGCTTGGCGACAACCTCGATACCTTTGGCCGTCACCTTCGCTGCGGTCACTTGCCCAATCGGCATATCATGGTTGTGTTGCCAAAGAAGCGGGATCGGAAGGTTGAATTTCGCGCCTTCAGGGACAACTATGTCACCCATGCGGTCCGTACCCGGCGTACTGGCAATGCCGGTAATCTCTCGTGCCTCTTCATCAACGGCCTTGACGACCATCGTTGAATAAACGCGTTTGATGTTTTTCGGGTCCATATCGAACGCCTATAAAAAAAGCCCCGGCGATCTCTCGGTCGGGGCTTGTGCTAGGCCTGCGTGCCTAGATGAAAAATAGGGACTTCTCGTAATCGACTGGTGCGGATTCCGCTTCATGCGGCATTACGCCGATTGCCATTGCCAGGGCCACCATGCCATCGATCCGCCGTGTTTCGGATGGCTTGCCGAACTTCCGTGTTCCAGCAGTCGGGCCATCAACCGTTATTGCGTTCGCGGCGCACATGGTCAGCACAGGATGATTGCCATGCTTCAGCTTCTTACCCAGTAACCGTGCCTCCAGCTCTCGAAGTGCAGGACTCATCGATGCAAAGCCCTGGCCGAACTCCTTGAATCTTTCTAGTTCCGCTGCGGTAAATCCTGCTCTTTCTAGCCATGGGCGCAAGAACCGCATGTTGTAGCGGTCGAAGGCGAGCGCCTGGACGTCGAATCGATCGAAGACCGCTCTCAGGTACTCCGCCACGTACTCGTACTCGATGGCCCGCCCGGGCGTCAGGTTCAAGTGACCTTCCCGAGCCCATTGGTCATACGGCACGCGGTCGGCCCGGCTTTTCTCGGCGATACCATCGCCGGGCAGCCAGAAGGTCGGCACTACGCTCCCATCCGCCCCCACCAGCACCAGCGCCGTCAGGTCTGAGACGCTGGACAAATCCAGGCCGCCCCAAACCGATTCCCCTCCCAACTCGGCCGGCGCCGCGCCGTTTTCCGACCATATGGTTCGGTTGATGAACGGGCTCTTCGCCTCCACCCGCTGGTTCAGGATCAGGTTTCGGTAACTGGCCTCCATGCTCGGCAGGCGCTTTGCGTCCGCCGCCTGCTTTCGCACCTCGTCCTGGTTCATGAACGCGTCGAAGTGCGGATTCGCCGCCCGAATGGCCGCGTCCGAGAATGGATCAAGATCCAAGGGCGCCGTATGAAGCGCCACTTTGATCCTTGGATCGGCACCGGTCTTGGCGTCGTCGATCAGGATGCTCAACAGGTCGGCGTCCGTCGGGGCCTGTGTGCTGATGATGATTGATAGCGGCCGCTCGTGAGCCGCCGAAGCCGTCTCTATTGCTTCGTACAGTTCCGACCTCGGACCTTTTACCTGGCCCAACTCGTCATGCACCGAGAAAACCGGGCTCAATCCGTAGGCGGTCGAGGCTTCAGCCGAAAGTGCCCGGTAGACCGTACCCAACTCCGGGCACACCAGGGTCTTCGCGGACTCCTTAACCTGCACGTACTCGCTCAGGTCCGGCGACATGCGCACGACCTTGGATGCGTAGCCAAAGAGGATCGACGCCTGTTCCCTAGACTGCGCAGCGCTATAAAGCTGGCTGTTGGGCCTCGCCTCCGGTCCACAAAGGTGCAGAAGCAAGAGGAACGCGCTCGTTGCCGTCTTGGCGTTCTTCCGAGCCATGCTCAAGATGAACGTTCGCGTCGGCGTGTCGTATATCTGCTTGATCCACCCCTTCTGCGCCCCGGTCAGCCTCACGGGCTTGCCGACCAGTTTTCCATCCGGGATTCGGCAATGCTGCTCGATCCACGCGATATTCCGGTCGCCGCGGGTCAGTCGCTTGCGAGTTCCCATGGCTTCCTGGCCCGAGCCTTGTTTGCGTTGGCGCGGCCAACCGTCGTCGGGTGTGTCGTGGCTTGGCGCGTGATCCGCAAGCGCGTGGCCAGCGAAGAAGCCGCTCGGCCTTCCCGCTCCTGCATCGCAAGCAGTCTGTCGTAGCGCTTCAGGCCATCATCGTCAGCCAGCCATTTCCGGTCGAAGTTCAGGATCTCGTCTGCCAGCAACCGCGCTTGCACGACGTGGCGGCAGTACATCTCCAGTAGTGGCGCGTGAACGGCGGAAAAAGCGTCCGCCGGCTGATCCTCTACGGTTTGCAGCCATACTTCCCGCTCTGCATCGGTCAAAGTGACCGGCGCTCGCAGTCTGTCGCTGCTTACGACAGGCGCAACTAGGGCCGCGACCTCCATCGAAGCCGCTGACTTTCTCCCTCGTTGCGCCATGTGAAATCTGTCTTTTTTCTACACGTTTAAGAATTAAAGGTTGGGGGCGCGGTCTCCAAGGACTCGACCTCGGCTTTTCCCGATACCCCCCCGGGCTCTATCCCTCTACCGGCCACCCGTCCGGCCCTATCGCTGGCAGCTGGGTGCCCTGCTCTTCCCGTCGCTTCACGCTGTCATGGCATGCCTTACACAGCGGCTGCCAGTTGTCCCGATCCCAGAACAGCTTCTGGTCGCCCTTGTGCGGGATCTTGTGATCGACCACAGTGGCGACCTCTATTCGACCTTCCCTCTGGCAGTATGCACACAGAGGGTTGCGGCGTAGGTACGTCTCTCTCGCCTTGCGCCACCGACTGCCGTAGCCACGCTGCGCGGCAGTGCGCCTGTCGTTGCGCCAACTCGGCTGGCTCACAGCGTCCCCAGGTGGCCCAGCCCTTCCGGCTCGACGTCTTCGTCCTGCTGCGCTGTAACCGCCTCAGCCAGGTCAGCTATGGCATCAGCCTGCCGGCGAATCGCTGCGGCCAGGTCCGACTGGCTTTTGGTTAGGGCTTGCACCGCCTGCACCAGTTCGTCCAGGCTTGCCAAGGATTCGTGCTGCTCGCTCATATGCCACCTTCATATAGGCCACCATTGCCGCTCGGCGGCGGGCGCATCCCGAGCATTCCTTCATACACCATCCTGCTCAGCGCGCAGTTGATCGGCAATGCCGGACAGATCATCAGCGGTTAGATTGATCGTAAGGCTCACACTGAAAATATCATTTGGGGCTGCCGCCACCTTAATGTCCGCCGCAACCTGATCGGTAGGCAGGCCGAAATGACGGCATAGGGCGCGCCCGAATTCCCTTCCTGTCGTTACCGTCTTGTCCATGCGACCACCAAAAATGCAAAAACCCGCCGATCTCTCGATGGGCGGGCTGTGTTTCTTCAGGGCGCAACTGTCCCCGACGACCAGATTATGAATGATCCCAGAGAAAGATGCAAGCCTTTGATCTACTTCAAAAGATTCTTTTTCTTCAGCTTCGGGTAAAGCGCCTGTTTTGCTTCCTGGTATTTGGCATGCGCTTCCTCGATTGTGCTGGCAACACGCTTGTTTCTCCATACCGAAGGCCCGGTCTTATTGCGCATGTGCAGGCTAATTGCCGCCCTTTGCAGGTAGTGCAATTCGTCTATACACGCAGCGACTGCTTCGGCCTCAATCTGGTTGATTTTTGCATCCCTGTCGTCGCCGTCGTCGTGGACCTCTCCGGGGTCATACCCTCGACAAGACGGGCTTATCCGTGGGCCGGACAGCGCCGGTCGGTAACGGGCTTCATGCTCGTACCAGACAAGCAGCAACGCTTCAATCTGTTCTGATTCGTCTATCGTCATGTGACCTCCAAACAATTCCGCCAGCCCTTCCCTTGCCCGCTGCGCCCGCCCTTCCTTCGATCTGTCGATGCGCCGCCGCTCCATTTCCCGCTTGCGATCCAGGATGACTGCCGGATCGCCGTATAGCCATCGCTCGTAAGCCATCAGCGCCGCCCAAAAACCGCCGCAGCGACGCCTGTAATCAGAACCCCTGCCATGACCATGCCGACCAGCGCGAACGGCAGCCACAGAGGCGCAAACACCCACAACCACGGCAGGTCTGGCGCAATGCCGGATACCCTCAGCATGACCAGCAGGGCCGTGAGGATCAGCAGACCATGCCCGCCCTGCTTTTTCTCTACCTTGTCCATACTTTCGTCCCCTCTGCCCCATTCCCGACGCCATTTGGCGTCCACAGCTTCGGTTGACGCATATCCGCTTGGCGCGGGTGCGGCTTTGGCTTGTATTCGCGGAACTTTGGCGGTGTGCGTGATGGGACGATCTCGCCCTTGTATTCCGGCTGGCCGCGCTGGCGAAGGAAGCGATTGATGAAGATTTCAAGCGGCTCATGGCTTTTTCTCGGGAATCCGGATCGCTCAATCTCCGCCACAACATCGGCGATTCTCGTATCCGGGCCTATGCTGAATCCGTAGCCGTTGATTCTTTCGATATATCCCTGCAGGTCAGATTTCCTCATGCCCCGATCTCCACAATTACGAATCCCTTTTTTTTCTCGTCCAGGCAGTCATCAACGAGGACGGGGCGAAAAATAGAGTCATCCACGCCCAAGGCCAGCGCGATGCCGTCCTGAAAATGCTTGATCGCCCCCAACATCCCATCGATGTCTCTGCGGATGCGATTAGGACGCGCAAACGTGATGGATACCGGCGTTCTGTCGGCCAGGGCAATGGTGTGTCCGCCAAGGGCCTGTTTAGCCGCATAGAAGCCCGCATTTCGCGCTGCCTCGATGTGCGGCTGGAACTTGCGGAAGTTACCCCGCCGGCGATTCGGGAACAGCATCGGATCAGGCCACGGAAGCGTGATGGTCAGGCGGTCGAGGATCATGCGGCCGCCTTTGCTGCGCGATGCAGCCGCATAACTTCGTCCTCCAGGTACTGGCGGGCCTGGGCGCCGCGCTTTTTCTCGACCTGATCCAGATATGCTCTGCGGGCCTCCTTGGTCGGCAGGGACAGAACGTGGCGGGCTTCGCGTTGGTTTCGGTAGAGTTCGATGTGCTGGGGCTTCATCCGGCCTTCCTCCTATACGAAGGCCAGTCGAACACCACCAGCTTGCCGCCACCCTCGCGTAGTCGGTCAACGACGCGCTCGCCCAGGTACTGAGTCAACGCGTCGATGGCTAGGTTGCTGATGAGGATGGTTGCCCTGCGATTCTCGTAGCGACCATTGATGATCTCGAACAGGATCAGCTTTTCTGTGTCGCTGCCGAACTGAACGCCCACTTCATCAAGGATCAGCAGGTCTGGATCGATCAGGTTCTGCAGAGCCTCGCGTTCGCTGATTTCGCTGTCACGCCATGTTTCCTTGACGCTGCGAACCGCTCCCATTACCGACATGAAGAGCGCCGAACGGTAGCTGCTCATGATTTCCTTGGCAATTCCAATTGCAAGGTGGGTTTTTCCGCTTCCTACGCCGCCGCAGAAGATCAGGCTCGTTCCTTCATTTTCATCGAACGTCCCTGCGTACTGTTTGGCGATGGCAAGCGCTTTGGTCTGGCCGTCGCATTCGACAACGTAGGTGTCCAGACTGCGATCCTCAAAACGCGGCGGAATAGCTGCCCGGTCAAAAAGGCGTTGCAGTCGAGCACGTTCCCATTCCGCCTTCTGCTGGCGCTGGCGCTCGGCATCTTCCGTCTGTCGCCTCTCCTGGTGGCAAGCCTGGCATCCAACCCAGCCGAAACGGTATTGCTGATCAACGTAGGCACCATGCTTCTCGCAAACGCGGTCTTCGGTTGCCAGGACGTTAAAAGCTGCCATCCGCCCCAACCCCCGCGTGGTAGTTTTGTTGTGAGAAATTTCCATGTCGAATTGCTCCCGCGGCCACTACCGCCCTATCGTTTGACACCCATCCTGACTCAAACCCCTGCCATCCGCGCTCTATGCATTTCCGCAGCGCCTGATCGAGCGTCCACCCCACGCGATCAGCCTCTCGGCGGATGCCTTGCAGGGCAAGCGGCGTCAGCGGGGCTCGTTTTCGTTTTCGGAGCGCCAGGAATTCAGATGCAACCTGTTCATCAACGCCCAATCCAGTCAGATCACGAAACGACAAGGACGGCCGCTTTGCGGGCGTAGTATTGGTCTGTTCTTGGTCTGTATTGGTCTGTTCTATGCCCGTTACCGTTTCGGTAACCGTTTCGTTACCGATCCGGTAACCGTTTTGATCCGATTCGGTAACCGTTACTGTTTTGGTAACCGTATCCGATTCGGTAACCGTTTCCAGCGCATCTTCAGGGACGCAAAAACGGTATCTGCTGGCACGCGAGCGCCCTCCGTTTCCTTCTTTTTTCAGCCATCCGAACTTTTCCAGTTCGGATGTGATGGTGCTGACGCGAGTAATGGGCAATCTCGCTCGTTCCCCGATCTCTTCGCGCGTCGGAAAAGCAATGCCGGTATCCACGCTGCGGAACGACAGTATCGCCACCAAAACACGTATATGCCGCAACGTAAGGCGGTCGTCGGCCAGGACTTCGACAGGCACTATTGCGAAGGGCGACCTTCTTTTATGGCTGCTCATTTCACTCTCACAAACACACGCACAGGATGCCCGCGCGTCAGCGCAGATCGCGCCGGACGGTATCCAATGTGCTCGATTACGCTGCGATTGATCGCCGTGCGCCCCAGCGCTCCCCATGCCTGATGACTGGGCGGAATCAGATCGATGCGGTTGTAGATGACCCATTCGCGGAAATCTTCCATCGCAAATGGTCGCGTTTGATCTGCAGCCCATGTACTCAGGCATTCCAGAATGTGATCAGTCCAGTCCGGCACAACAGCGTGAGCGTGCTCCCTGGCTTGCTCGATGCCGATGTCTGCAAGTTGATGGCCGTTCATATCCTGCGATCTCCGTTATGTAATTTATTGGCCCGCACTGGCTCCCACCGGGCCAGCGCATCAAAAAACACAGCACGCTTTTGTTCTCGCGTGGCGGTAGTCCCAAAATCCAGCCAGTAGTGGCAAGGGCCGCAGCCCGGTACGCTGAAACGATCCGCAGCCTTCAGTCCGAAGCCCTTGCCGGTATCAGCCCAATTCCCGTGGCAATCGACGACAGTCGGGTCGCGCGGGTCAAGCGCGCACAAGCCCGGAACGCGCAGGTAGCACGGCTCACCCCGGCAAGCGTCAAGCAGCCTCTTGTCGTGATGGCCTTCGATCTTGTGCTTGCGTCGGCTGGTGCGCTTCATCGGGCTGCGCTTCATCGGCTTGGTGCTGGGCTTGAGGGTGGAGTTACGAGATAGCAATTTCAATCCCCCAAAAAACAAGACCACTAACGAGGCATACGGCTGCATATTTGTTGGCGGTTCTGGCGGTTAAATGAGGGGCCAGCAGGACCATAGACATCAAGAAGAGAAACGAAGGCGCGCTCATGCCACCACCTCATGCCCGTATCTAACCCGCGCCTGATGCGTGTCGATGCCGTTCTGTGCGCACCAGGCCAGGATGTACTCAATCAAGCTGGTCATGCGGGCGACAGACATATGTGTCGATGACTCGCGCACATTGACGAACTCCCCTTCCAGGCCCGGAACCATGTCGGAACCCAGGCCGGTAGCCTGAGCGTGTCCACTGATAAACAGAACCTTCCATTGAATTGCCGTCAGCTTGCGGCCGCCCCATGTGGCATGTTTGGCGACTTCGCTGAACAAGGCGTGCAGCAGCGCATTCTGGTCACTGCTGCGTGTGCGCGGCTTGATCTCTACGCGCCAGTCGGCAGGGGCTGACATGACGGCATTTGCGGCATTGCGGCGGGCAACGACATGCGAGAGCTGGAAAACTTGCTTGTCCATCACCGCACCATCCCGCTCATGCGTTGCTTGATATTCACGATGGATGTCATGAACTTCCGAGCTGCTGCGGCGATTTCCTGCATTTCCGCCTGGTTGACATCGCCATCCGCCAGGGCGGCATTGATCGAGGCGGCGAACTGCCCCTGATCCATCAGCATCGACGCCACTTGCTCGAGCACGGCAGCGTCCGATGAATCGGCGCCGGCAGCTGGAGCCTTGACCAGCAAGTACCCTTCCGCATGCGCCCAAGCCTGCAGCATCCGATGATCACCTGTCATGGCCGTAATGCGCTGCGCCTCGGAAAACGTCAGGTGATGCGTCGAATTGTTCGGGTTGACCTTGTTGCGAAGCACTGCCGCAGAAATGTCCACCCGAGGCCCCAGGGACTCGCTGCCGCCTGGATAATCGTGAACCGTGTGATATGCCGCGTCTGCTGTGTTCATCTGTCTCTCACTCGAACGTATTTATTTGATAGGGTTTCCCCTAAACTGCCTGCTATGGAACCTACCGAAACCGAACGCCTGCTACGCCAGGCCCACAAAATCTGCCAATCCGTCACTGACCGCGTAGATGTCAGCGATGCCCTGCTGCAATCCGTCTTCGACCGCTTGTGCCTTGAGCTTGAAATGGCCGGCATGGATGACGATCTCGCTCAGGAACCGGCTCCGGGACTGCTGCATTGATCAGCAGTCAGTCGGGCCGATTGGGATGCGGTCGTCGCGCTTTTGTGGATCACGCATTGGATGGCTCCTTGGGGGTGGGCCTGACCCCCTTAATGCCAGCCTGAAGACGCTCAAGAGTTCTTGAGCCAGGATTGGGAATGTGTCCGTTCATAAACTTGGATATCCACGAGTAGCTAACCCCTGACCTGTTGGCGACTTCTAGCCATCGCCCCCTTCGCGCCATGAGTGCTGCCCTTGTTTGGTCGGTGATTTTTGTGCTCATGGAAGAACAATAGCAAAGTTTTGCTATTAATTCAAGCAACACTTTGCTAGCAACAAATTGCACACTAACCAGATGAAAAGACTGTCAACCAACGAAATTCTTGCAAAGAACATCGAATCCCTTATGAAATCAAAGGGATTGGTTCAGTCTGCGCTGTCGAAAAAATCGGGTGTAGCCCAGACTACGGTTAGCCTTTACCTGAATCCTGATCGAAGGCAACCAAGCAAAACAGGGAAAATACCGTCCGCCAAGCTGACCGAAGTGGAGGCTCTCGCCAAGGCTCTTGATGTGTCTCTGGTGCAACTGTTGTCCGCCGATATGAAGGCAACGGACCCCATCATCGTTCCAACTGAAGCGGCCAATGACGACCACGCCCCAATCCGCCTCGTAGACGCCGCAGCATCCGCAGGCCGGGGCGAAGTGGTCTATTCGGATGATGTCAAGAAGGAACTCATGTTCCGTAGGGACTGGATCAGAAGCCGTGGGGCCAAGCCTGATTCCGCCATCGCTTTCCCGGTCAAAGGTGATTCGATGGTGGATGAGTGCATCCCGGATGGATCGATTGTGCTGGTTAACACAGCCAACAAGGATCCCATCCCAGGGAAGATTTACGTTCTCTGGCTTGATGGAGAACTGTATGTGAAGGAACTGGCCAAGGATGGCGATTTGTGGTTCGCCAGGTCACGAAACAAAGCCAAGGCTAAGAAGTACCCTGATATCCAGATCGACCTTGATGGACGGCTGGTGGGCCGGGTGTTCTGGTGTGGATTTGATGTGTGAGGGTTGGGGCGCCCCGCAGCGCCCTATTTTTTCATGACCGTCTGCCTGGGATTTTTAGTGGCTACTGCTTGCGCGGCTGGTTCTGCACCGGGGCCGCATCCACAGAGACTCCGGTCGCAGTTCCCATCTCTCCCTCAGACATTGAGTGATCGATCAACTTCCCCTCTTTGTCGAATCTGAGTATCGCTGTCGAGTGATTCGTGTCCACACCGCCAGCAAACAGGCCGACGATGGGAATGAATGTAGACGCCCTGGTTCTAGCCTCTGCGTAGGTGTATAGGATAGTCGTGCTGCCATCGGAGTTGCGGATCCTGTTCGTTGGTTTCCCTAGGGCTGCTATGACCTCTTCCTGTGTCGTTTGGCCCGGCACTAAGCTGGATAGTTGCTCGTCCTTCACTTGAACACCTGTGGCCGCGCAGCCCACAAGAACGATTGATGCCACGACTGCGGCGACAGCTTTTCTCATGCCCTCATCCTCGTAACAGTAGATATCTGGATACTACCAGATAGCTAACTGGCTATTCCCGCCCCTCCGTTGCTCCTGATTTTTCTGTTGGGGTTTTCCTTAACCCAGGAAAACTAGCAAAGTTTTGCTTGACATCACTAGCAAAGTATTGCTAAAGTACGCCCATCGACTCACAGAACACCTTTAGGCAAAGCCACGGTTAGTAATGAGTCAGCAGTACCCCGCCATAGGCGGAATGCTCTTTAACAAACGAACCGATAAACACCGCGCCCTGCCCTATACGGACAAGCGATTGCGCGGCTGCCCGACTGCGCAGGGGCAGAAGATAAACCTGTGAAATCCGGCAACCAGACTCTGCCTCAAGGCGTGGGCGTGAAGGGGGATGCAAGCCGGGGACGGCGAAAGCCGCGCCAGTTCGACGATGGCGACGTAATCGGACGATGACTGACTGAGAAAGATCAGCACACTGCGAGCCGCAAATAGATGCGGGAGTTGCGCAGGAGAAATAAATCAGGCCGGGAAACCGGCCCATCCGAAAGCTGTGTGACAGACGGCTTTCCGATGAAAGGAGAACGAAATGGCAAAAGTCACTTACTACAGCGACATCAGCGGCGAGCCAGTTGTGCTCCGCTCTTTGGATTGCATGCCAAACGCCGAGTTCACCGCCCGCTGGCCGGGCTTGCGCGGGTTGAAGTACGACGGCTTTCAAATGTGGGTCGGTCGCGGTCCAGACGGCGAAGTTCTGCCGATGACCCGCAGAGTGTTCCGCAAGGCAAACCCATCAAACCATCGGTGCAGCGCCCGTTGTCTGAATGCCAAATGCACAGGGCGCGGCGAGTGCGAATGCGAGTGTGGCGGACGCAACCATGGCCTGGGGATGTTCGCAAATCTGGGCGAGGCATTGAGGGCTGCCGCATGAGCAAGATCATCGACATCGGCCCGCTGCAAAGTTTGCGCCAGGCTCAGATCGAGCGAATCAAGAGGGACAAATCCCTGGGAACCTATCCCACCGCCAGACTGACTATGGCGGCGTTCAAGCGACTTGAGCATGCAGATCGACAAGCCGCCAAAGAACGCAAGGCGGAAGTGGAACGGGCCGCAAGGCAGCGATTCTGAAACTGATGGCAGCGCCGCCTCTCGCGGGGCTGCAATGGAGAGACATGCAGGCAATCAAAGACGAAATCGCCCGCCTGCGCTACGAAGCGCGGCACTTCCGGGATCTGGCGAAGATGAAGCGAGCCGAGATAGCGGAATTGAAAGCGCGGCCTATCGGAAGCCGCGACCCGCTGGCCGTGCTTCGTGCCCGGGATCGGGTTGCCGAATACGTCAGAGACGCGCAGAACTGCGAAGCCAAGATCAAAGAGTGGCGGGCGCAGCTCGGCAAATAACGGGAGATAGACATGGAACACAAGCACACGCCAGCGCCGATGCCCGAGCCGGCAGCTGAGATGTACCCCAGCGACCTCAAAACATTTGAATTCGGCGAACACGTTCGCTCCGCGTTTTCGATCAGGGCTGGCAACGCCGATACCGGGGAGGTATCCGTAGGTCTCTACACCGCCGGGCAGATGGAAGCCTACGCTGCCGCCAAGGTACAGGAAATACTGCATGAAGAAGCCAAGCCCGACAACATCAAACGCGCCGAATACTACGGCGAGGGGTATGCGGATGGCTGGAAGGCGGCGCTGGGGCAAGCGGCTCAGCTTTGTGATGCTCAGCACTTTGGCGGCGACAACGATGACGACCTTGGCTGGACAAGCTGCGCGGCGAATCTCGCTCACGCCATCCGCGCCCTAATCCCCTCAACGCCTGCATAGCTCGCGGCCAAGCAGTAGCGAGGCTCAGGCCCGCCCGGTTCGGTTAGCCGGGGTCATCAAGAATCCATACTGTGCCGCCCGCTTGGCCGTTCCGGGAGGTAATAGACGAAGGCCGAACCACGGAAGCCGTGGGGAAAATTTCGCAGCCAGTATGGATCCTTGATGGCGAATGGCATCGTGTCCATTGTAGGTGCTTGCACCATGGCGCGTTAGCAGGTTCGAATCCTGCCGCCATCAACGAGTCTACCGGACAGCTTCGGCTGTTGCGGCTGAATCGAAGCGGATGCCGCTGCGCCCCGTCCTAGGCGGGAGGAACTACGCCAGCGCAGCGGTGCAGCTTCGCGTCATGAGCACCACGATACGGGCTCACCAATCATCACCACGGCCAGGGTGGTCCATCAGTGGGTAAGCCTGGACGCCCCAGCTGGCGGTGGGCGTTTTGACAAACGCCAGCATTCAGAGCGCTATTCCGAGCACGTCGATCCGTCGCGCTCGGTTCTCCTTCCCGGATCAGATACTCCCCCTACCCCGTAAGCCAGGTGGGTCTGGCAGGTAATGCGAGAGCGTGGGGCGGGCGGGGTTTCCCGGGTTATCAGCGTGATCTGAACGCCTGGCTGGCGCAACCAGCCCCTTCAAGCAGCAGCACTCCCCTATTTCCATCAACCCCACCTAGCACGTGAAGGCCCGGAATCCTCCGGCTGGAGTGCTGCTGCCTTGAGGGTCGCTCATCAACCACAGGAGATCGACATGCAAGCATTCAAAGTAGCGCCGCCCGACGAAACGCGCACGGGCGGCTTTGGCTGGATACAAAGAGACTGGCTCGGGGCAGACAGCATTGTTCCGAACAGTGACAAATATGTCATAGCGGAGCAAGTCCGAACCCAAATGACGGCAGTGCTACGAGGCAGCAAGACATCAGTTCGACTTGCATTGCGTGGGTACGTAGTGCCGGTGAGCCGCAACGATCTTGCCGCCGCGATCCACGAAGAAATGCTGCAGCAAGACGGCTTGATATCCGACCTTATCGCTTCGATTGACGGCTCGGACGCAGCCAAGCAGCGCGTACAGACTGCATTCGATGCGGCTGTCGTCAGCCTTGCTCACGCAACAGCACTGAGGCTCACCAATGAACATTGACCAGTTTTGGATGTTTCTGGCCGTCATAGCCCTCGGATCCTTAGTGATCGTGGCCGTGGCTGAGTTCATCGCTTATTTCAGGGGAGGCAGAGATGCATAACAAGAATTGGCCAGGCGGTATCGACTACGGACACTCCAACTGGACAGGCAGCATCCCTCGCAACCACCGGAGCTATTACGGGTCATGGGCGGAATGTGACGGAAAAGGCGGATATGCGAAGAACAGCCATCGGATCCCGAAGAAGGCCTGGGCTGTCGTGGCTCTTGTTGTTGCCGGCGCCATTGGGTTTATGCATGTTGCGACCGCAGCAGGCTTCTAAGGAAAAGACATGAGCACATCAATCGACATCATCAGCAACTATGTCTACGGCGCCGAAGATGCCTTTTCTTCGGTACTGGTGGATCGCTCGCTGAACTTCGAGCGCGAGGCCGGCTTTGCCATTCAAGCCCTGACCGCCAACGACTACGCGATGGGCATGGCAGTCAAGAACAAGCAGTCCGTCATCAACGCTGTAACCAACATTGCCGCCATCGGCATCAGTCTGAACCCGTCCAAGCGCCAAGCCTACTTGGTGCCGCGCGACGGGAAAATTTGCCTCGACATCAGCTACATGGGCCTGATGGATTTAGCCATGTCCACCGGCTCGATTCTGTGGGCGCAGGCCGAGCTGGTGTACGAGCAAGACGGGTTTGCCCTGAACGGATTCGACAAGCCGCCCACCCATCAATACAACCCTTTCGCCAAAGACCGAGGCGCAATAGTCGGGGTGTACGTGGTGGTCAAGACGCCTGATGGCGACTACCTGACCGACTGCATGAGCAAAGACGAAATTGACGCCATCATGAACCGTTCGCAATCGGTGAAGTCTGGCAAATCGTCGCCCTGGAAAACTGACTACGGCGAAATGGCAAAAAAGACCGTGGTGAAGCGGGCCTACAAATACTGGCCCAAGACCGACCGCCTGGACAAAGCCATTCACCACCTGAACACGGACGGCGGCGAGGGCATCCGCCTTGGCAACGAGCCGGAGCATGATCCGGAACTACTGCAAGGTTTGATTGAGCGCGTTACCAAGTGCGAATCGACGGAAGCATTGACACAGGTCTGGCAGTCCGGCCTCGCTGAAATCAAGGCCGCCAATGACCAGAAGGCATACAAGGCGTTCAAGGATGCCGTAACGGAACGCGGCGCGACATTGCGCGAGGCGGAAGCCAAAACCGTGGAGGAAGCAGCGGCATGAACGAAGGCTTGATTATCCATACTGACCCGCAGGGGTCGGAAGAGTGGCTTGCCGCACGCCGTGGCGTAATTACCGCCAGCAAATTCAAAGACTGCCGCGACCGACTGAAAAACGGCGCCCCATCCAAGAAATGCGCTGACTACGCCATGGACGTAGCCCGCGAACGCCTGGGGGGGTCAGCCAAGCCAGTCTACGAAAGCGAATACATGAAGACCGGCACCGAGCAGGAAGACAAGGCACGGCAGGAATACGAATTGCGCACCGGCAGCATTGTCGAGGAAGCGGGTTTCATTACGACGCATGACCGGCTGTTCGGCGTCAGCGTCGATGGGTTTGTCGGCAATGACGGCATTGTCGAAATCAAGACAATGGTCAGCAGCGATACGCTTTTCAAGGCGTTTGTCGATGGCGACATTTCCGCCTACATAGACCAGTGCAACGGCGCGATGTGGTTGCTGGGCCGCAAGTGGGTTGATCTTGTGCTTTGGGCGTATGACCTTGGGGCTATGAGGATCATCCGCATCAACCGTAACGATAACGAAATCGAAGCGCTCGAATCCGATCTGATGGAATTTGAACGCACGGTTACCCGAAACGAAACCGCGCTGAAAGATGCGCTTAAAGAGGCTGCGTAAATGGCAAACGATCTTAACCGTTGTGAGTTCATTGGGCGACTCAGCAGAGACCCGGAATCGAGGTATTCGTCATCTGGCGATCAAGTTGTCAATTTCAGCCTTGCGGTAGGCTGGAAAACGAAAGACAAAGAAGGCACTGAATGGATCAATGTCGTTGCCTTCGGGAAGCTGGCACAGATCTGCGCGGATTATCTTTCCAAGGGCAAGCAGGTCTACATTGCCGGGCGCTACAACACGCAGAAATGGCAGGACAAGGACACCGGCCAGGATCGCTACTCCACCCGAATCATCGCCGATCAACTCCAGATGCTGGGCGGGCGTGAAGGCGGCGAGCAACAAGCGGCACCGCAGCGCCAGCAGCAGCCCCAGCAGCGCACGCAGCGCCCAACACCGAATGCATATCAGAGCGCATCACAGGGCGGCGCGAGCCTAGCGGATATGGATAGCGACATCCCGTTCTGAATGAGGATCGCCCATGCCGCAAATTCAAGTCGCCGTCTCCCTGTGGCTAAAAATTCCTCCATGGGGCGCAGCCCAAAAATACCCAGACCACACGTTTTACACGGTCGATGTCATCGCCCCACCTGATGCCACAGCAGATCAGATCGCAGACGAAATCAGGCGGAAAATCGAGGAATTCAAGCGCAACCAGAGCGCCCTACCCCTGACCTGATTCCCCACTACCTACGGAGCCTCCCCGTCCAATAAACGGGGAGGATGGATTTGTGCGCCTCGATAACTTCCAAGGATCCTGAAATGGTCTACGAAACCTACCCCGGCAGCCTGTATGACTACACCGCCGGGATCTACTGCGGCGTGCTGGTCAAGGAGCCAGTCATGCGCAAGTTAGCAGCGCTCCAAGCCAAGCACTTGGAATCTGTCAAGCGCCTGCTGGCCGACGAGGCCGAACGCGGCAACGTTTTCCCGAGCATGTGGACGCTGCACTATCCGGACGGAAATCAGACCGAGGTGAGGTTCATCGACAAGTCCGAAGATGTGCATGAGCGCATCAGAAACGCCACGATCGGCAACGTGCCGAGGTGCATGTCGCTGGTTTTTGTCGCCGACTCGATGGATGAGGCCACGCGCATGGCAGACGAGCGCCACGCCGAACTGCTTTCCGCACAAGGAGCCTGACATGGGCGAGACCAAATACGAAGCGCAGCTTGTGCGGGACTCATTTTCGATGGCCGACGCCATGATCCGCGCCAGCACACAGGGGGATGAATCATGAGCGGGCTATCCGATGCGCTGCGGCAAATGCGCCTGCCGGACGGTCTCGATCGGGGGCTGCTGGACGCTGCGGCTGATGCGCTCGACCGCGCCGAGGCAAGACAAGCTGAAGGCCATCAAAAAACGATGCACATGATTCAGTCTCTGGGCGACACGTTCAGGGAAGAGAAAGCGGCGTGGCAGGCGGATCGTGAGAGGCACGCCAAGGAACTGGGGCAGGCCATCGACGAACGCGACGAGTACCACGACATGGCAGACCGATTGGCACAAGCGATTGCTGACCACCTGATGGTCGCTATCGGCGAGCACAGCAGCGGAAACTGCCCTTGGATGAGGGCGCTCGATGAGATTCAGAACGCTGGCCTTTGCTCAGTGTTCGACGACAGCACACAGGAGAACAGCAATGAGTAATTGGTACGAACGAGCAGTGCAACAAATCGAGGATGACTACGACGCTGGATTGATTGGCTCGAAGGAGTATCAAGCCCAGATGCGTGATCTGAACGACGAGATGCGGCAGTCTGCCCAAGACGCAGCAGACCAAGCGTATGACGATGCGATGGGAGGCTGGTAGCCATGACCGTTGATACACAGAAACTGCGTCAAACAGCCAGGCTGATGAGCAGCCAGAATCACAACATGCTGACCCCTCAAGGAGTGGATGAGATTGTCGCCGCCGCCGACCACATCGACGCCCAGGAAGCGGAGATTGAGCGGCTGACCGCTGCGCTTCGAAAGATTGAGAGCGTTGGCGGCGACGCAACAAGCGGTGACGGCCACGCACGTTGCAAGCAAATCGCCAGCGCCGCCCTATCGGGAGAAGGGAATTGAAAACATCAGAACTGGAGGGCGGGCTGCTCGACTATTGGGTGGCCCAGGCCCTGGAAGCATGGAAATGGGCCGATCAGTTTCACCCGACTATGACGCTGGATTCCACGTTCTCCGGTGTCGAGTTTGGCGGGTTTCTCGCGGCCTTTACGGGGTGATGGAGCCCACGGCCATCCTGATCCCGAACAACGAATTCCGGCAGGAGCGGCAGGCGTTTTGCCCATCAACGGACTGGAGTGTCGGTGGCTGGATTATCGAGCGAGAAAAAATCGGGATCACCTGCACACTGAATTGCCCCTCGGTCTGGTATGCCGATGTATGGCGGTCAGTCCCTGATCTTGATGATCTTGATTTTGCGCGAGGCGAAGGCCCTACACCGCTGATAGCCGCTATGCGGGCGCTTGTGGCCGCAAAGTATGGCGAGGAAGTGCCTGACGAGGGAGAAGGGAAATGACAGACAACTACAAGCACCTGCGCGATGCGGTGGATGATTGTGGGGAATCGGATTACCACCTGCATCAATATGAAGATGCCATCCGCGCCCTGCTGGCAGAGCGGGATGCGCTGCGCGAGGCGCTACGTTGGACAGCGGCCACCCTGCAGGACGCGACTTCAAGCCTGGATCTTGTCTTCGAGGAAGATCAAATCACGCTCGAAGGCGAAACCAAGACTGTCGAGCAGATTCTCGACATCGCAGACGCCGCACTCGCACAGAAACAGGAGAACCAATCATGAGCAACGAACACATCAACGCCCCCGAAACCGGCTGCACTCCCGAGGAACAGGCCGCATGGCACGCTGGCATTGACGCTGGCCGGGAGATTGAGCGGAACAATGCTGCCGCGAGCGCGGAGCCGGTGGCGTGGGCCGCTGTGCATTTCGGTGGCCGACGCGATGGCAAGATATACACCACCTGCGACACGCGGGAACAGATCGAGGCGTACATCCAGGACGTTCACCAAAGCAGCGACAGCTTGACTCTGCGCGCTCGACCGCTTGCCTTCGCTGACGCCCCCGTTGCCGCCCAGGCGCGGCCTGCCATCAGTGGCTACACCTGCACCGTGCCGGACGATTGCGAAATCCTGCACTGGCGCGGGCAGATATTGTCCATGAACGAACTGGCGTCTGTTGCGCAGCCTGCCGTGGGCGAGGAAATCCACGTCCACATTGAAGGCCAGGACGTGCTGACGTTGCCGCTGATTCCTGTATACATGGATTCATGCACCCCTGCTGAATTCGACAGGCGTGTTCGAGCGTGGGGGCAGAAATGCTATGAAGCTGGTCGCGCCGCACTCGCCGCACAGGCGGCCCGTGACGATGAAATGCACACCCAGGCTCTGGAAGAACGCGACCGCGCCGAGGGCTGGGCCGATGGCTTGGCAAACCTGATCGGGCAGTACTTCGGCGAGGACGTGGGAGAGCACTCCAATATGAACTCGCCGTGGGAGCGGGCCAAAGCGATCCTCGAAAACGCGCTTGCCGCCCAGGCCAGCAGGCAGGATGGGCAAGACCCGCTGCAACCGGCCGTTGACTGGCTATACCGGGCGGTAGACAGCCTGCTGGTTGCCGATGTCCAGTCGCGGCTTTTGCTAGGCCCCAACCGAGCCGGTCGCCTACTCGACGCCGCCCGCGCTGCGGCAAAGGGGGAATGATGAAGGGCATCACGATCTTCAAGCGAAAAACCTGCAACGGAAAGCCTATCAATAGTTGGACGATTGCCGCATACCACCATCCTCGATCCATAACTTGGCGCTGGGCTATCGGTTACTCGTGGCCCAAGGCCGGAAAGACTGGCGTCTATTTCTTGCGCGTGTATCGCCATCGGCCCGGCCTAAATTTCCATGCTGGGATAAACCTGCCATTGCTAGGCTCCCTATCGATTCTAACCCAGCCGCACATGTGGGATAAACCATGCGCCGCCCGTGCGGCGTCAAAGGAGCAATCATGACTGGCGATGAACTGATGAACATAGGCCGCGCTGTTCAGCGAGCAGCATCTGATCTGCCCACCGGCTGGTGCATCCACATCCAGCTTGAGTGCGGCTCAGGCACTGTTTACCTGAGCGACCCTTCCGGCTGCGCAGCCATGATCGACGGCGGCGGCGAACCGTTCAGCGAACAGATCAACACCGCTATCGAACGCGCTGCGGCGAAGGAAGAGGAATGAATCTATCTTTCGAGGCAATGGTTTTCGCACGCCATGTTCACAAAGACCAAGTGCGTAAATACACAGGGAACCCGTATTACGCCCACTTGGCAGAAGTCGCAGGCATCGTGGCAACGGTTGCTGCTCAGGTTATTGAGACCGTTAGCGTCGAAGAAATGCTTGCCGTAGCGTGGCTTCACGACTGCGTAGAGGATCAAGGTGTGAGTCCGTTCGATATCGCCAATAAGTTTGGCGAAATGGTGGCCAGTGGCGTCGTGCTGTTGTCCGACATGGAACAAGGCAACCGGGCCACACGCAAGCTTTTGTCTTGCCAACGGCTGGCTGCGGCGCCGGGCTGGGTTCAGACGATTAAGTGTGCAGACCTGATCAGCAACACCAGCAGCATCGTCAAACACGACCCCGGCTTCGCCAAAGTCTATCTGCGCGAAAAGCGTGACTTGCTGGCCGCCATGACAAAAGCTGATAGGCGTCTTTGGGGCATCGCCGCCCGTGCGGCAGAGAGGAATCATGACTGACACGTACACGCCCCCACCGGAGCAGCAGTGACAGATCAGATACATAGGGTCGTTGAGACGACCCGGAAAGCATGGAACCTGCCCCGGCCCCGAGCCGGGGTTTTTGTTGGGGAGGTACGATATGTTGACCCTGACGCCAGAAGAAGTGGCTCAGATCACTGACAAGGTGAGGCGCCGGGCGCAGTGTGACGTACTGCGACAACTCGGCATTCCGTTCAAAATCCGCCCTGATGGCTCCCCTGTGGTGCTGCGGGCCGCCATGGAGGCATCGTTAGGTTATGCGCCCACGGAAAAAAGACAGGCATCTCCCTCCCTGCGTGTACCTGCGTCGATCAAGCTACTGGTACGTCAAAAAGGGAAAATGGACCAAGCTGGGAGATGACTTGCATGCCGCCCTGATCGAATATGCCAGAATCGTCGCGGTGCCTGAGGATGGCGTAGCAAAATTACTGGATAGCGCCTGGCCGTACATCACAGCCAACGTGGCCGACTCCACAAAATCGCAATACGAGCATTGTGCCCGTCTGCTGAAAGAGACGTTCGCGGAATTTCGTCCTGATCAGGTGACGCATGGCAGTATCGTGCAGATGCTGGATATGTTCAGCGAGCGCCCGGCTATTGCTAATCGCATGCTCACCGTCCTGCGGCTGGCCTATCAATGGGCCATGGACCGGGAACTGGTGCAACACAACCCCACTCTCTCCGTGAAACGGCTCCCACAGAGCAAGAGGGAAAGGCTGATCACGCAAGATGAATTCGGGCGCATATATGCCAAAGCCGCCCCCTGGCTGCAGGTCATTATGGACCTATGCTATCTGACCGGGCAGCGCATCGGAGACGTGCTCAAGATCGAATATGCCCACCTACTGGACGATGGCATATTCATAGAGCAGGAGAAAACAGGGAAACGGCTCATTGTCGGCTGGACTCCCGAGCTCCGGGATGTCGTCAAGCGCGCCAAGGAAATGAACCTGAGGGTGAAATCGCTGCGCTACCTGCTCTCAGGTCGAGCGGGCACCATGCGCGCTCGACAGAACGTGTGGAGGCATTTCAAGGCGGCGGCTGTCGCGGCAGGCGTGCCAGATGTCACCCTGCACGATCTCCGCGCCATGGCCGGGACAGAGGCCGACCGCCAGGGAATGGATCCTACCGCCCTTCTCGGCCACACCGACCGTCGCACAACGCAGATTTACCTGCGCGACAAGAGCGCGAAAGTCGTCTCGGGGCCGAGCAAGCCAAAGGCAAAAAAAGCTGGATAG